CATTAGATCCTAACATTACACCTGGCCCACTTCCAGAAGGCCCAGGTTGGGAAAAGTTAGATGCACTTTTAACAAATGTTCTTACACAGGATTGGAGAGAGCGCGGAGTCGACGGCAATCCAAGAATACTTGAATGTTATAAAGTTTGTGGTAATAGTTATACTAGGGATAGTAGTTCAATGTCATATGCTTGGTGTGCGGCTTTTGTTAGTTGGGCATTATATACAGCGGGAATTCCAACACTACAGACAATGAGTAGTCAAGGATGGTATAGTTGGGGCAGTGAAGTTGAGTGGACTGATACTTCGGCTATACGTAAATGGGACGTGGTAATTTTTAAATCAAAAACACGTTCAGGCGGACACATAGGATTTGTACAAGAAATTACATCAAATGGAGTTATTAAAGTACTCGGAGGAAACCAAGGCGATAATGCTAAAGTTTCTAACTATCAATTTAACTCTAAGAGTCAGTATGTAAAATCAGTTAAACGTAACTGGAGTTTACCAGATGAGTATAATGTTCCAATTGATGGCACTACTCCAGCAACAGCAGGATCGGATACAACAGTATAATGCCAAAAATAGCAAGAAAAACAGACAGTGTAAATACTGGTCACGGGTGTACTGCAACTACAACACTAAATACTCCGGGACAATCATTTGTAACAGTTGAGGGCTTACTAGTAGCAAGATTAGGAGACCCAACAGTACCACATACACACAGCCCACCAGCGTGTCCTACCCATACAGAATATATTAATGGATCTAGTTCAGTAGTAAAAGTTTGCGGTGTTTATGTAGGTAGAGTGGGTGACGGGTGTGATGCAGGCACAATAGCCAGTGGCGCATCTTATGTAAACGTAGGAGCATAAATATTAGTATGAGTACTTTAGAAAAAAATCTATATGATAGAATTGCAATTAAACCTAGCGGACAGCAAAAGCCTGTAGTCACTAGTAAAGCGTATAGAGGTTTGTCTACAGTTAACCCTGATAATAACTCTAGTACATTATTTGATCTTGGCCTTATAAAACAAGATCTTTTGAATCACTTTCACATACGACAAGGCGAAAAATTACACAATCCAGAATTTGGTACCATTATATGGGACGCTATTTTTGAACCATTTACAGATGATCTTAAAGAAGCCATAGCAACTAATGTAACAAAAATTGTAAATTATGATCCTCGTATACAAGCAGACAATATTTCTGTAAGTAGTTATGAAAGTGGAATTCAAATTGAATTAGAATTAACGTATTTGCCTTATAATATATCAGAAAAACTTAGATTAGACTTCGATGAAACTGCTGGGTTAACAGCATAAATTATATACGCACTTTTCTTAATCAAATAAATACATTGTAACAAACGAGGAATGTGATATGTCATCGACAGACAGACAAAATAGACTGCTAGTTGCAGAAGATTGGAAGCGAATATACCAATCTTATCGTAATGCTGATTTTCAGAGTTATGATTTCGACAATTTACGCAGAACTATGATTAACTATCTTAGGACTAACTATCCTGAAGATTTTAACGATTACATTGAAAGTTCAGAATACCTCGCACTTATTGATCTTATTGCGTTTTTAGGTCAAAATATTTCATTCCGTATAGACTTAAATGCAAGAGAAAACTTTTTAGAACTAGCAGAGCGTAGAGAATCAGTTCTCCGGTTAGCACGATTGCTATCCTACAATCCTAAAAGAAATCAAGCCGCAGAAGGACTACTAAAAATTGCATCAGTGAATACAACTGAAGATGTAATTGATTCAAATAATTTTAATTTAGCAGGACAGCAAATTACTTGGAACGATCCAAGTAACACCCAATGGTATGAGCAATTTATTAAAGTATTAAATGCGGCATTACCGGCGAACGGTGTTTTTGGAAGGCCTACTAAAAAAGAAAAAGTAAATGGCATTCAACATGAACAATATAGATTTAATGCTATTAACACAGATATTCCTAAGTATGCATTTTCTAAAACAATAGAAGGACAAACATTACCATTTGAGGTTGTTAGTAGTGATATTGTTAGTGGAGCATTAGAAGAAGAAATTCCTATTGTTGGCAACAGTTTTGCTATGCTTTATAAAAATGACGGACAAGGTCCAGCAAGTACAAACACAGGATTTTTTACTTCATTCAAACAAGGGTCGATGGATGAAGGACAATTTAGTATAAACAATCCAAGTAGCAATCAAAAAATTGACATTGATGCAACTGATATTAACAACAAAGATGTTTGGCTTTTTAAATTAGATGAAAATGGCCGTGAATCAGAATATTGGACAAAAGTATCTTCAGTAGAAGGTAACAACGTAATTTATAATAGTTTAAACAAAAATATTAGAAACTTGTACAGTGTATTAACAAGAGTACAAGATAGAATTAGTTTAGTTTTTAGTGACGGTGTTTTTGGCAATCTACCTACAGGCAGATTTAAAGCAGTTTATCGCACAAGTGCTAATAAACGATATACAATTAAACCAAGCGAAATGACAGGTATTGAAATTGATATACCGTATCTAAGTGCAGTAGGTATTCCTGAAACACTTTCGATGACATTACAATTAAGATACACAATATCAAATAGTAGTGTAAGTGAAAGTGATGAAAGCATTAAGGCAAATGCACCAGCAACATACTATACACAAAATAGAATGATTACCGCAGAAGACTATAACGTTGCTCCGCTTGGAATTAGCCAAGAAATTGTAAAAGTAAAAACAGTTAATAGAAATGCAAGTGGAATTAGTAGATATTTTGACTTAGTTGATTCTACTGGAAAATATTCTAGTACTAACTTGTTTGGCAATGATGGTGTGCTTTACAAAGAAACAAAAAATTTAAAAACTAATTTTAATTTTGTTACAACAACTGATATTGAACAAGCAATTACGAATACTATTGAACCAATTATACGTGATAGAAAATTATATAATTATTATTTAGAAAACTTTACAAAAATTCTTATTACTGATTTAGGAGTTAATTGGAATAGTTCTACACAAGATACAAACCGAACTACTGGGTATATTACTGATAGTAATAGTACTAAATTTAAAGTTGGAACATTTACAGCAAATAATTTAAGATTCATTGAAGCAGGAACATTAATTAAATTTGTTGCTCCAGCAGGTTATCATTTTATGACAACTGATAAAAATAAATTAATGGAAGGTAGTGCAAACCACCCAGGAGCAGTTACATACATTTGGACTAAAGTTATTAGCGTAACAGGTGATGGTACAATAGTTGGATCAACAGGACTAGGACCAGTTGTATTAAACGATTTAATTCCAAGCCTAGCAATTTTAGAGCAAGTAAAACCAAAACTTACAAACGTAATCACAGATGCAGTTAAAACACAAATTGTCGATCAAGCATTTGCAACAAATACATTTGGATTGCGATATGATGTTGAAACACGTCAATGGAGAATTATTACTGAAACTAACATTGACAGTGTGTCAAATTTTAGTACAGGTAAAACTGGTGACTCAAGTAATCAAAATTTAGATGCTAGTTGGTTACTATATTTTAAAACAGACGGTGAGCGGTATGACATCACTTACAGAACAATGAGATATGTTTTTGAAAGTGATAAAGAGATTAAATTTTATTATGATAGTTCGGATAAAATTTATGATAATAAAACAGGTAAAGTTATTAAAGATAAAATTGAAGTTTTAAATATTAATAACAAACCAGATGTATCTACCCCGTTTACTTCAAACTATAATTGGGAAATTGTAAAAGAATATAGAGATGCAGAAGGCTATGTTGATAGTAAGCGTATTGAAGTTAGTTTCTTTGATGCAGATGACGACGGCGTTATTGATAATCCACAAGGCTTTGATGACATTGTTGACGAAACTACAAATGCTAGTACAAAGTTTATTTTTCAAAAGAAATATTCAACTAGTGACGGTGTAGAAGATTATAGATATGTTGATAATACAATTGAAGGAATTCAAGTAAAAGCAACTGTAGGTGGAATTGGTGCGTACTCTGCATATACAGCAGGACAAATATTCTTTACAATGGATACTAAATTATTTTATAAACTAGATGCCGCAAAGAAAAACTTAACAGTTATTAAAGACTATAGGGGATATACTGGTCGAGCAGGACTTAAATTTAGATATTTACATAGTGCTGATTACAATCAACGTATTGACCCGTCGGCAAGTAACATTATGGATTCGTATTTACTTACACGAACATATGACATTGCATATAGAC